ACCACCTGCTGCATCTTCCCAAGCCACACCACTACCTGTAGAAGTAAGTACTTGACCATCTGTACCTTGAGCACCATCAATTGTTAAGTTGTCTGTTTCTAATGTACCATCAATATCAGCATTACCTGATATATCTAAAGAACCTGCGTCTAGTTCCCCACTCAATGTAAAATTACGTACACCTGTATAGTCTTTGTTTGCATCAAGTATTACAGCTTTAGAAGCAATAGCAGTACCTACTGCAGTACTTCCTAAGTCTAATGCATTAAGCTCACCTACAACAGCAGTAATGCCATCTAGTGCATTAAGCTCTGCAGCAGTACTAGTCACACCATCTAAGATGTTTAACTCTGCAGCAGTAGATGTTACATTAGTACCACCAATGTCTAGTGTTGTTAAGGATACTTCACCAGCAACAGTAACTAGACCATCAGCTAGTGTAATAAGGTCTGTGTCATCTGTGTGACCAATGGTTGTACCATTAATAAGAACATTATCAATGTCTAATGAACCACCAGATATAAGACCTGTAGTAGTAATAGTAGAAGAACCAGTATTAATAGTGCCAAACCCAGATGTTATACTACCACTATTAAGAGCACCAGTAGTAACAATATTAGCACCACCTACGCTATGACCTGCAAAGTATGTTGATACAGTATCTACGTTAGTCATACGCATTGTACCAGCATCGTTAATAAGTATACCGTCACCAGATGCTACTGCAGTTGTGCCTCTTGATGTATCACCATCAATAAGATTTATTTCTGCACCAGTAGCTGTAACTGCAGCACCACCATAGTTTAAATTACCTGCAGCTATAACAATTTCACCTGTTCCTTTAGGCGTAAGTGCAATTCCTATATTAGTGTCACCACCTGTAGCTGCAAGTATTGGATTGCTACCACTAGCATTATTAGTTATTTCTAGTTGATTTATAGCAGAACTTGTTGTTTGAAACACTACAAGTTCGTTTCCATTAGCATCACCTATAAAACCACCATCTGCTATTTTAGGTGCTGTTAGTGTTTTATTTGTTAATGTATCTTCTGATACAAGAGATACTAAAGTTGAGTTAGCACCTGCTGGTAGCATTAAAGTATTTGTAACGGCTGCAGAGTGTGGTTGTCCAAATACCTTTTGTCCATGACTATTGCTTTCACAGTTAAAAACTAAAGCACCTGAGTTAGTATTACCTCTTATAACAACTGTACCTGTTCCATTAGGAGCTAAGTCAAGAGTAGCATTAGAGGTAGTAACAATGTCAGCACCATTAAGGTCTAAGTTACCACCTAGTTGTGGTGATGTGTCTTCTACTACGTTAGCTATTGCACCTGATGTAGCAAGACCAGCTACAACTGTACTACGTGCAATCTTTTTAAGCCCACCACCAGATGTGTCAATAGCTAAAAACACGTCATCGTTAGCTACTGTACTAATCTCTGATAGATCACCTACTACAGTAGGGTTAAAGTTTGTACCATCAGCAATAAGTAAAGCACCAGCAGTATTGGTAGCCATTGTAAGGTCATCACCGCTAATGGTAAGATCACCTGCTAGTGTAGCATTAGCACCACTAAATGTCAAGGCTGTAGTTGTGCCTGACTTAATAACTAAGTTACCAGAGCTATTTGTTAGTGAGCCATAGGTTGTACCTGCATCCTTTACAAATACATCACCGCCATCTGCGTCAAGTATAATGTCACCAGAAGAGTCTAGTGTAATATCTGTACCATCATTCGTAATAGTATCAAGGGCAATACTACCTACGTTAGTAATGTCAGCATCACCAAAAGAAGTAGCAGCAAGTGTTGTAGCACCAGACACAGTTAATGCATCAATACTAGCAGTATCAATGTTAGCTGTACCATCTATGTACAGGTCTTTAAATTGTAATGAACTAGAACCTAAGTCTACATCATCATCTGTAGTAGGAAGTATAGACCCATTGTTAAATGTAATCTGTGTTTCACCACCAGTAGTAACTGTGATTACATCAGAGCCACTAAATGCTATGCTTGTGTTAGAGTCAGCATCACCTGAGATACTGTCTAGTTGTACTGCACCTACATTTGATAAAGCAGCATCACCAAAGTCTACAGCACCTGCAACAGTAAGTGTTCCCGACACATCCACATTACCATTAATATCTATAGTAGTAGCAGCAATTTGTATTTCTGTATCAGCCACAAGATCAAGTTGTCCATCTGCACTAGAATTAATATAAATAGCAGTATCACGAAACTGTAGTTTTTCTGTAGTAGCTATAAGAATGTCATCGGAAAACTCAAAGTAGTCTTCGTCTTCCATCCACTTTAATACACCATCATTACTTTCACCATCAAAGGTTACTGTAATGTCTGTACCTGAAGTAGCATTACCAATTGTAATTGACGTACCTAATAACTTAGTTACAGGCCCACCTTCAGCAGCTGTACCATCGTGTGTGTGACCTGTGCTTGCCGCAAACGCTGCTAGTAACTGATCAAACTCATCATTAGTGTGTGCTGCAGTAATGGTATCTCCATCTGCATAAGTTGATTGTCTTGTATATGTAGCACCCATTTAACGTCTAGCTCCTAGTTGATATTCTAATTGAAATCCTTTTAAAGAATATGGATTACTTACTCCATCATCTTCTACTTTAAGTATTACAGAAAAACCTGATCCTTCTACAGATTTTCTATCTAAAGGGTCTGATCCTCCACCATATATAAATTGTGTTGCACTAGAGGTTGTACTATATACTGCTGTACCATATGCAGCAGATAAATTTATTGTAGAAAAAGGATAGACTGCTGGCCTAGCTGAGTTTTTATCTTCATTATCATAACGCACAATTAAATCAGCGTCAACACTTCCTTCAGGTCTATAGTTAATAATAACCTTTTGCATATGTTTACGTATACCAGAATCACCAAACACCATGTCTGGTCCTCTGTATTTACCTTTTATAGTTGTCCCATCAAAGGTACTTCCTATTTCTTGTCTTTGTACAAACCCATTAATATCTCCATGTAATACAATTACGTCACCTGTTTCTACAAAGGTATCTGTACATGTAGTTTTAAAACCTTTTAATTCTGAAAACTCAAAACCTTCTTTTTTTAAAACACAAGTAGCTCCTTTAGAAAGTGCAGCAGATTGACCTGCTCTATTAAAAAATATTCTATATTGTGTTTTATCAGGAATAACTACACTGTCAAAATCTACAGAACTACTAATCTGCTCATCAAAAATAGACTGTATATTTTTACTAATTGTTCCTAGTTCAGTATCACCAATACGTTCTGTAGCTGCAATAGTACGTAAACCATCTGGCCCAAGAAAAATTAAATCACCTGCAAATTCTTGTACAGTAAAGCTGTTAATACATCCAATACTTCTAGTTACAGGTTCTACAACAAAGTTAGCACTAGAAGAGCCTGTTAGTTTAAATATTCGGTTTTCACAAAATATAAATAAACTATTGCGAAAAACTTTTAAAGCAATAATAGTATCGTCTACTTTAATACTACCTGCACCAGAACCAGAGTTAAATCCATCTTCATTAAGAGGCTCACTAAATATTACTTCTTGAGGTGTAGTAGATTTACCTGCATAAAACATATGGTTTCTATATGCAGCTACAACAGTTGCACCTGCTACGCTACTGTCACTAACATCTGTGGCAGATAAAGAAGTATTAAAAACTACAGGTGCATTAACTTGATCTACAAAAATAATCTTTTCGTTACCGTCAAAGTTAAATCTTTCAAAATGATATTTAAGAGCACCTGTTCTATCTGTATCTATTTGTGTCCAATCTATTGACACAGAACTATTTGTAATATGTGCAGCAGCAGTAGTGCTTGAAGTAGCTCTAGTTACACCAGTAAAAGAGTTTGAAGTAACTCCTGTGTACGTAAACTTTTCATCATCGATTTGAAGAGTACCACTAGTAGCAAAACCTGTAGTAGAATCTACAGTTAATGCACCTGCACCTGTCATAGCTGTACTTGACTCAACACGTATAGCTAACTGTGTTGATGAAGAAGAATATATTCTTTCACCCCTAGCTGCTAATACTCTATTGTCAAAAGAAGCAGTCATTAAAGGTTCTTCAGCAGTAGTGTTTGTAATAGGTATTACTTGATTAACAAATTTAGTATAACCGTTTATTCTTCTATACCCACCCTGAATATCAGGTTCAAAGTTTTCTAACTCTAATGCTTGTCCTGGGTCCATTAAAAAACTAGAACGGTTAAGGACTAATCCACCTTGACAGTTAAATGCAACAGGTTGTAGTTGAGCATTATCGGGCATTAAGAAACAGTTCCTGACATAGTGTTACCGTAGCCTGTTGATCTTTCTATATGTGTAGACCTAACATACTCATACTTATTAATAAGAAGACTTTGCATATTTTTAATTCCTTGTTGGAATCTGTCAAACGTTATTTGATACTGTGGTATTTCTCCACGATACTGATATACAAAAGCAGCAGCACCATCTACAACTACAGGAGCAAACCTGTCAGGTATAGTAGTAGTATCTCCATGTGCATCTAAGTCACTAGGAAATGTAAAGTAATCAAATGCTAAAGTATATTGTTTATCTGGTAAAGGATGTAATAAATAGTTGTTATCTGGTGAACGTACTATAAACTGTGGTATGCCACCATTTTCAAATTGTGTTACAGTTACTCCACTACTATGTGTAGCTGCAGTAGTACTATTAGCACCACGAGTACATCCTGTAATATCATTGCCTGATATTGCTGTATAGGTAACTTGTTCACCAGCAATGTGTACAGTTCCTTCAGTATCAAGACCTGTAGTAGATGTTAGTGTTAATGTAGCTACAGTGCTAGAGTGAGAGCCATTTAGTGTTGTAGTTACAACTTCATCTTCTTGCGTAGCATATTCTTTTTGTACATATTCATTATAATTTAATGTTCTTAAATTATTTCCAGATGCATTTAAATCTGTATCTTTTTTAATTCTAGCTGTACTGTAATCTACAGACTTTGTACTTGTAGGTAAAGAGTATCGTGCTACACCAGCAGTAAGTGTAGAACTATTAGTAGCATGGTTAAAAGAATAACCAAACTCTCTTTGATTAATATATCTAATAGCTT